AGATGCAAGAAAAGGAATAGAAGGAGAATTAAAAACAGGAGGAGATCTAGGATTTCATTTAGGAAAGACTCCAGAAATTTCAAGAAACGCAGCTATTAAAAGTAACAAATCTGTTAAAGATTTAAAAACAGAAAAATTTGAATTAGATGTAAAGCCAGAAGAAATTTTAACAATAAATCATAGAGGTGGATATTTTGAACCAGACAATTTTGTTGATAAATTATTAGAAGAAAATGTCATAACAAAAAAAGAACATAGTAAATTATTTGATAACATACTTGATTTGGAAGAGAAGTATGGACAGGGTAATAAAGAGTATTATCAAGCAGCTAATAGAATGTATAAAAAACTTTTACAAGAAAAAAATATTAAAGCTATAAAATATTTTAATGAACATGATGCTAAACCTAATCAACTTTTTTATAATATTATGGCGAAAGAAAATATTCCTTTATTAGAAACTGCTGATATAATTAAAGGTACACATCCTAAACTAAAAAATTTAGATTTAACAGATACTGGAATAGATGTAAAACCTGCAGATTCCTATGTTATATTTGATAGTTCTGTTATAAAAAAAGTACCAGAAAAAAAATAAGGGGGAATGATCATGCGTGATCCATATAAGAGAGAAGAGAGGTTTAAATAATGGCAACAGAGAGAAATCCATTTGAGCAGATGCCAGAAGATACTCCAAGTGTAGTACCTATGGAGCCTGTTCAAGAAACAGAAACAACTGAAACAACTTTTGAAGTAGCAGATGATGGGGGAGTCATTGTTAATTTTGATCAAACTACCGAAACATTAGCAGAAGAAATATCTGCAGAAGAATGGTATGGTAATATTGCAGATGTATTAAGTGATCAATCATTAGCTTATATTTCAAATGACATTATAGATAATTTTCAAGCTGATAAAGATTCCAGAGGTGATTGGGAATCTATGTTTGAAAGAGGTTTTGATTTATTAGGATTAAAACTTGAAGATGCTAGTGAACCTTTTGAAGGTGCATGTACAGCAGTTCACCCATTATTAATAGAATCTGCGGTAAAGTTCCAAGCAAAAGCTTCACAAGAATTATTTCCATCTGGCGGTCCTGTTAAAGCACAGATAATGGGTAAACAATCAGTTCAAAAGCAAGCACAAGCTAATCGTGTACAAAACTTTATGAACTATCAATTAACAGAACAAATGCCTGAATACTTTGATGAATTTGAAAGAATGCTTTTTCATCTACCACTAATAGGTTCTGCTTTTAAAAAAGTTTACTATGATGCAAATTTAGAAAGACCTGTATCAGAATTTATTCCTATAGATCAATTCTATGTTTCCTATTATGCATCAGATTTACGTAAAGCCGACAGATATACACATATAATTTATAAAAATCCAATAGATATGCAAAGAGATTTAGATTCTGGTATTTATTCAGATATTGAATTACCAGAAGCAACAAGTCCAACACCAACATCTTTTGCTTCAAAAATGGATACAATACTTGGTATATCTCCTACAGGGGATGCTGATCCTCAATATGTTTTATTAGAACAACATCTTCATTTAGATATACCTGATCCAGAAACAGAAGAAGGAGAATATGCTCCGTATATCGTAACAGTTGAACAAGAATCAAGACAAATATTAAGTATTCGTAGAAATTATAAACCTAATGATCCACGAAAAGAAAAAAGAATACACTTTGTTCACTATAGATTTGTTCCTGGATTTGGATTTTATGGTCTTGGTCTTATACACTTCTTAGGTAATTTAACTATGACAGCTACAGCAGCAATGCGTAATCTTGTAGATGCTGGACAGTTCTCAAATTTACCAGGAGGTTTTAAGGCTAAAGGAGTAAGGATGGTTGGTGACAATGATCCTATTGCTCCAGGTGAGTTCAAGGAGGTTGAAGCAACTGGTATAGATCTCTCAAAGGCTATTATACCTCTCCCATATAAAGAGCCTTCCTCAACACTATACAATATGCTACAATTTGTAACTTCTGCTGGGCAGAAATTTGCAGACAGCACAGAGCAAATAGTTTCTGATGCTGCCTCCTATGGACCTGTAGGAACTACTATGGCTTTAATAGAAGCTTCAAGTAAATTCTTTTCAGGTATTCACAAAAGATTACATAAAGCACAACGTAATGAATTTAAAATTATTGCACAAATAGATTTTGATTATTTACCTGTAGAATATCCTTATGATGTTCCAAATGAAAGTCGAAGTATTTTCAAAAAAGATTTTGATGGAGCAGTAGATGTTTTACCTGTAAGTGATCCAAATATACCAAGTAATGCTCATAGAATGATGTTAGCGAATATGGCATTACAAATGGCACAACAATCACCTCCAGGTATGTTTAATCTTGAAGCATTAAATAGAACTATTCTTAATGCTGCAAATATGCCTAATATGGAAGAAATACTTCCACCAAAAACAGAACCACAACCAATGGACCCTGTATCAGATATTACAGCAGCAACAAAAGGTATACCTATTGCAGCATTTCCAGGACAAAACCATGATGCTCATATACAAGTAAAAATGGCATACCTTCAAGATCCTATGAATGGTGCTAATCCAGTAATGCAAAGATTACGTCCAGTTCTTGAAGCAAATGTACAAGAACATTCTGTAATGAAATATCAAGAACAAATGAATGGTGTAACTGGTGTAATGACAGAACAATTACCACCAGAACAACGTACTCCATCAGGCATAGAAGCTGTTATGGCTGCTGCAGCTAAAGATGTTCTTAATGCAAATATGGCAATGGGTCAAGCTCAATCACCTGAACAACAAATGGTTGCATTAGAACAAGCACGAGTAGAATTAGAAAAAGAAAAATTAAAACTTGATGCTGTAAAAGAAAATGCTGAGTTATCTTTAGATATGCAAGAACTTGAATTTAAACGTCAACAACAAATAATTGATGCTCAACAAGCTGGAGTAAATATAGCAACAAGAGCTAAAAAAGCTGATGCAGATAGATCAAGTCGAGAAGCATTAAAACAATTAGATGTTATGGCTAAAATGGCTATTGAAGAAGAGAAAATACAATTAGAACAACAAAAGCTTTTAAACCAAACTGCAGGAAAACAAGCAGATATTGAATTAAAAGGACAACAAGCAAATTTAAAAGCTTTAGAAAATGCAGCAAAATTAGAACAACAAGAAGAAAAAGATGAAGCACAATTAACTTTACAATTAATGAAGGAGAATAAAGATGCCTAAATATGGAGGAGTTCATTATCCGAATGATGGAGCAGGATCACCAAGATTACAAGGGGGTTCTACAGAAGTTCAAGATAATAATGCAAAAAACAGATTTGGTATAAATGATCATGTGCCTAATGGACGAGATACTTTTGGAGATCCTATAAAAAAGAATGCTACAGGATTTGATAAAAGAGATTGTCTACGAGGTGATCCTGAATCTCAAACTAATTATTAATTTTACTAGGGATTTATATATAGCTTATCGACTGCCCTAGCAGACAAGCCAAGACGATAAGTTTAATTTTCTAAGGAGGAAAAAATGGCAAACTCAACATTTAATGGACCTATTAGGTCTGAAGGTGGTTTTAAACAAATCACTTTATCAAACGGAGTAGCAACCGATAACTTTACTATTGACTCAAGTGGTAATGTATCTGGTACTGGTACTATGAAAATGACAGGTGCTACAAATTCTGTAGGAGTAATTGAAAGTATTACTGCTGCAACAAAAACTGTAACATCTGCAGATTCAAATACTACTTATCTTTTAAATAGAGCTGCAGGTATTACTGTAACTTTACCAACTGCAGCAGCAGGATTAAATTATACATTTATTATTGGTACAACATTTACTGGTACTTTTAGTCTTGACGGAGCATCTGCTAATGATATTTATTCATCATCTTCAAATTTACTTATTTGGGATAAAGATGCACCAGGAACTGTAAGTGCTAAACAATTTTATGCTGATGGTTCAGATGATGATAAAATTGTAATGGATGCTGATACTAAAGGTCGTTTTGTTGGTGGCAAAATTAACTGTGTAGGTATTGCTACTGGTGGACAAGGAAGTGCTACTGCTGTATGGCATGTAGACGGAATAGTTTATGGTGATGGTTCATTAGCAACACCATTTGCTTAATATTAATATAATATAGAAAGGATATATTATGTGGAAATCACCTAATATAAAAGAAATATCTGTTGGATTAGAAATTAACTGCTACGCTTGTGCAGAAATCTAATACATGGAAATTTGGGATGAAATTATCCAAGTTTATAATGAGGAGAAACAAAGGCTAAGAGAAGAACTAGGTTCAGGTTTAGCTGAGGATTATCCTCATTATAGACAAGTCGTTGGATCTATTCATGGCATAGAATGGTCACAACAACGCTTAAAGGATATAATTAAAAAACGAACTTATGCTGAAGAGGATGATGACTAATGCAACAAGTAGCTTTAGAAAAAGGTATAAAGAATGATCTGTGGATTACAGATGATGATCAGAAAGATCCAGAAGTTTTACCAGAACTTCCTGGTTATCATATTCTTGTAAGACCTATTAGTATAAAAGAAACAACAAAAGGTGGTATTCTCTTACCTGATTCAACAAGAGAAGATATATCATATTTAACAACAGTTGGAAGAGTATTAAAACTTGGAGAGTTAGCTTACCAAGATTTAGATAAATTTCCAAATGGTGCATGGTGTAAAAAAGATGATTATATTGCCTATGGTAAACATGTAGGACAAAAGTTATTTTATAAAGGAGTACGACTATTATTATTATTTGATGATCAAGTTATTATGAAAGTCGGAGATCCTACAGATTTAGATCCTACATTTAATTTAACAAAAGGTTCATTTTAAACTTGCATTATAGGAAAAAATATGTTATAATATAAGTAATAACAATAATACGTAATGCGTTTGTGTCGTATACAACGGAGGTAAACATGACAGACAAAGAAGAATGGAATGAAGTAGAAGTTCCAGAAACTGAAAGTAAAGAAGAAAATAAAGTTCAATATGAGGTAGAAGGGGAAGAAAAAGAAATAGCTCAAGCTACACAAGAAGAACCAAAACAAGAAGAAAAACAATTAAAATCAGAAGTAGAAACAAAAGAAGATACTCCTGAAGAATTAGATGGAATAGAAACTAAAGGTGCTCAGAAAAGAATAAGACAACTTATTCGTCAAAGAAAAGAACGAGATGAGCAGATTCAACAACTAATTCAACAGAACGAAAATTTAAAACAGTCAACTACAAAACAACAACAAGAATTTAATAAAGTTAATAAGTTAAATTTAGAAGCAACTGAAAAACAATTAAATGATAAAGTTGATTTAGCAAGAAATTCTTATTTAGAAGCATTTGAAAGTCAAGATAAAGAAAAACTTTTAAAGGCTCAAGAAGCTTTAAATGAAGCTCAAGTAGATTTAAAAAATTTACATATAACAAAAGGACAATTTCCAGAACAATCTGAACAACCAAAAGCTCCTCAAGTTGCACCACAACAACCAATGCAACCTGCTCCAGATCCAAGAGCACAAGATTGGGCAGCAAATAATGAATGGTTTGGTCAAGATAATATTATGACAGCATCTGCATTAGCTATTGATGCTGAATTAAAAAATGAAGGATATACACCAGAAGATCCAGATTTTTATACGGAAGTTGATAAAAGAATTAAAGCAGCATTTCCTCATAAATTTCAAGTAGAAGAGGAACCTGCTGTTGAAAAAGAAATTCGTAAAGATGGTCCGTCAACACCATCTCAAGTAGTAGCAGGGAGTTCACGTTCCTCTCCTAATTCTAAAAAAGTTAAACTATCTCAAGGAGATATTAGATTAGCTAATAAATGGAATATACCACTTGAAAAGTATGCTGCTGAAAAGCTTAAAACAGAAAAAGCCGAAGGCGAGTATACAACTGTTAATATGAAACGTGGAGGATAAAATGACACGATTAAATACACGTAGTACTCAAACTAGAGAAACTGAAACTAGAGAAGAAACAGATTATACATTTGAAGAACCAAATGCAACTTCAATTCCTGAAAATATAAAACAGAGATTTGAAAATGATGGTTTAACACTTGGTTGGTTACGTATCGACACAAAAGGTCAAGATGATTATATGAATGTTGGTAAGAAATTAAATCAAGGTTGGGAATTTGTTACTCCTGAAGAAGTACCTGAAATGAGTGCAACTTCTTTCGTGAAGAAGGATGGTCGCTATGCTGGAGTCATCAGTCGTGGAGATGTAGCGTTGGGTAAAATACCTACAAAAAAGCTAGAGGCTAAAAAAGAGTTTTACAGAAAGAAGTCAGCAGAACAAATGGAGGCAGTCAATTTACAATTAATGAAAGCTTCAAATTCTAGTATGCCAATTAGTAATAACTCTAAATCTTCGGTTGTAAAAGGAAGAACTCCTAAATTTCAGGGATAAGCCTTTTACATTTTTTTAATCTTTAAGCTAGGAGAAAGCTAAAATGGCTACAAGCTATAATCCGTTTGGTTTCCTTCCAGTTCGTAAAAGAGATGGTCAGGCTAATACAGAAGCATTTGGACAGATTGTTCAACCTGTTTCCAATTCTGCAATAGGTATAGTTTCATTACTTCCTGAAAACATTTATACAGGTGATATGATTGTTATTAAAACAGCAGGCACAATAAAAGCCTCTGCTGGAACATCATTAAAACCTTCAGGTGTTTTCCAAGGATGTACTTATGTAGAAGATGGAGAACCAAAATTCTCTCGTCATTGGACAGGTGCAACATCTGCGTCTGATGTAAAATTACATGTCATTACTGATCCTGCACAAACATATTACATTCAAGCGAATGCAACATTATCTGATGGAGAAATAGGAATAGTCAAGAATTATACTTGTTCTGTTACTAATACTTCAGTTGGATCAACTACTACTGGACAATCTAGGTATCACTTAGAAGCAGCAGCAGTTGGACAAGGTGTTGAAATAGGTGCTCATGCACGTATTGTTGGACGTAAAATGATTGACGGAGCCTCAGTTGGTGGTAATGTAACCGATACTGACCAATATCCTATTGTTGAAGTTTGGCTTAGTGGACACAGAAGTAATTTTGTTAAAGCTCAAGTTTCAACATCTGTATAAGTTAGAGGAGAATAACATATGGCTATAAATAGAGCTAGTATTAGTAAAGAACTCCTTCCTGGACTTAATGCAGTTTTCGGATTGGAGTATGGAGACGTAAACAATGAACATGAGCCTCTATATGATATAGAGAACTCAGATCGTGCCTTTGAAGAAGAAGTACTCTTCACAGGTTT